TCGGAAACATATATCAGTCACCCGGACAAGGAACAGCTAATCAAGGCAATAGGGGTTATGGTCTCACCGGAATGGGACCAATAAATAACAATTACTTGTGCTCACTATATGGTGGCAATTCCTACTGGTGTCAGCCAACATGGGTGAGTGGCGGCGGCGGCGGCGGTTCTGCAAGCATAGGATCATTGCAGAACGGCGGCGATGCTACTTATTCAGATATCATCGGCACTAATACAGCTTATGCTGCAGGCGGAGTTGCTGAAGGTACTTACGGTAACAACGCAGCTAATCCACCTGGCGGTTATCAAACCGGCAATAGTGGTGGTGGCGGCAGAGGAGGTCAATCTGGCGGAGCAGATGGAGTAGTAATATTGCGATTCCCAAGTTCATTTAGTTATTCAACAAGTGGCCTTACCGTTGCCCAAACCCTAACAATCGGGACTGATACTGTTCTTGAATTTACACAAGGCGCAGGTAACATAACTTTTAGCTAACTATGAAATATTACGCAATTCTCGATTCCGAGAACTCAGTTGAAAATGTGATTCCAGCTCCAGACGACGTTGAACTTGCCTTTTACGAAAATTTTTTTGGTAAGCGTTGTATTGAAACATTTACTGATGGATCACAGCGACAGAAGTTTGCAGCTAGGGGTGGTGCTTACGTAGATGAGCTTGATGCATTTACCCTTTCTAAACCATATCCGAGCTGGGTTCTTAATAAAGAGACAGCAGAATGGGAAGCTCCTCAGGTTAAGCCAGCTGATGATGATAAGAACATCTATAGTTGGGATGAAGAAAACTTAACTTGGAAAGCAGAACAACGACCAGTTGACGTTTTTACGCAAGCAGACAAAGATCTTTTGTCAACTGTTTCTAACAGTGATGAACTTGAGGCAATTAAAGATCAATTGTCTGAAGAAGCCCAAAGCAAACTTTGGCCTCCTGAATAAACATACTATCTGATTAACAAATGACTTACGGATCAATTAAGGTAAACAACATTACCTATGACAATAACGGTGCTGATGTAGACGTAGCAGTGTCTAGTTTGACAAGTGCGTCATCTCTGTTGCCTCTTACTGGTGGCACGTTGACTGGCAATTTAGTTGCTAAAAATGGTGTTGACATTCATCGCATTGTAGAAGGAGTTAGTGAAAACGCTGCAACCCCTACAAACTCATTTGAGATTGACGTTAATGGTGAAGTAATTAAATACTACACAGGGGATTTAACTTCCAATTTTAATTTGAATATTAGGGGAGATGCTACTACGACATTCGACTCACTGCTAAGTGCAGGAGAAGCCCTTACTTGTGTGCTGGTAGTCCCTAATGGATCTACTGGTTACATCAATACTGGCGTTACTATTGATGGTGCATCTACTAACGTTAAGTGGGTTGGTGGTGCGCCTACATCTGCTACTGCAAATTGCATCTCAGCTTATACAATTACTGTAATTAAAAGAGCAACTAATACATACCAAGTATTGGCGTCACTCGCTAATTTTGAATAATTATGGCACCAATTATTAGCACCTTCGCAGCAGGATCTGCGAACGGTTTCAAATCAGCAGTAACTGGTGACCCTATAGTTGCTCCTATGACTGATTGGAATCACACCAATATTTCGACATCATCAATCAGCGGAAAAGTTTTAACTGCTACTAGCAGTAATGCAAGTGGTGATAATGCAGCTTATACAACTGCAATACCAAATTTCAACAACACTACAGGTATCTATTTTGATGTAACAGTTACAAATGGGTTAGAAAGTGGTGGTGTTGGAATGATCGGTATTTCTAATTACAATGAGACATCTAGTGTTACTGGTTTTACTGCTAGCCAACAAACTAGTTGGTATTATAGCGGTGTAATTTACGGAGTTGGCTCTGGCTACTCGGGTAGTGTTCCAAATCTAGTAAGCGGCACACATAGGATTGCTTTAAAAAGTAGTTCTTCAGGTTCATTTACACCTGTAATGTACATGCGTTGCGACACAGGTTCTTCTTTGATTACTTTCGGACCACTTGATCTACCAACAAATATGAGTACTTACTACATCATGGCAACTAATCAAAATAGTTACCCAATGATCAATGTGACTCTTGGAGATAACTTCTACGAAGGCAGTGGAGGTCTTTGGTAAACAATTCGCATTAGAATTACAATTTAAATTATTATGATTACACTTATTCGCCCACTTCTATTTAAATTTCTACAGTCTGACAAAGTAAAAGCTTTGATTGTAGAAATGCTTGAACGACTTGCTGAAAAAACAGACAATGATATTGACGACGCAGCAGTCGAGTTTGTAAGAGCCGGTCTATTCCCTGCTAAGTAATGGAGTGGAATGGACCTCCCGTAATACCCGGTTTAAATCTACCTGAAGCACCCTTATTACCCGGTCCTGTACTAGCACTACCAAAGGGTGAATTGCCCTCTTACAAGCCGCTTGTAGCACCTCCTAGCGTGCTCAGGCCACCTCCAGGAATAGAAGGTATCAACACAACAGATGAACCACCTGGAGAGGAAGAAAAAGACACTAAATCTAGTGACATCCCTCTTTCTAAAACAACACTGCCACCCCTTCCACCAGAAGCTCAGATGATAGAAGTCCCATTTACGGACATGGAGGTTCCTATGCCTTCAACTATCATCATGACTACAGCAGTTACTACAGCTTTTATTTCTGTAGGTGCCACCTTAGTTGCTACTTCGTTGTTTAAATACATTGTGATGGTAACGAAGCCTGTAATTAAAACAATATGGAACAAGCTAACAAAGAAAAAGCAGGACCAAGAAATTTCCTCGCCAAAGTAAAAGAAAATACCGAGGATGAAATCCAAATTCTTGGTACGTTTGTCAGGTTAGGTGTAGTTGTTTGGAGTGGTTTTATTATCACTCTGAACTACGTTGACCTACCGATGATCAAAAAGGGTCAAAGTGGTGGAGACATCACCTTTGTTGCCAGTGTATTCACTGGTGCTTTGGCTACTTTTGGTCTGACAACATCTAACAGCAAAGCTGCAGCACCTAAAACTCCCGAAACTAAAAAGAAAGAAGAATGAAGTATCTATTTCTTTTGTTGATGTTGGCTAGCCCCGCTACCGCACAACAAATCACCCCTAACTTTACTCAGGGGTCAATGCAATCTACTACTACAACCACCGTAGACATCGACCGAACCATTGCGACAGAGATTTTCGGTGGTGCATATTCATCATGGTCTGGAACAAACGTAACACCAAGTGGGGATATTTCAGATCCCGCTACAACTTATTCAGTTCATACTGCAGGAGATCAATTTCAACTGGAAATTGTGACCAGAGCAGCCGGTCTAATCGAAACAATCGATGTAGACGAAACCATCGAACAACTTACTACTACTACATCCTTGTCGGTCTTCTCTCAGTAAGCCCTGCTTACGCTGATGACCCAAAGGTTCAGAACACATCTAACCCCGTGGCTGCTGCTACGGGCAACGTAACAAACCAGGCGGTGCAGTTCCAGAACAATGGAGCACCGTCTAGACAATATTTTTCAGGTAGTAACAGCTGCAACGGTACAACAATGCAGTTCTCACCCTTTTATATGGGTAATGACACTATTCCGTACTCACATGAGAGCTACGTAACTAGCAACAATTGGGGTGCTCAAATCAATTTCTCTGTCCCGTTGGATGGAGGAATGATTGAAACCTGTAAAGCAATTGCACGTAAACACGAACAGAAAATGAGACTCGACTATGAGTTGGTTCGTGCCTTGAAATGTACAGAGATTATGAGAACAGGGTTTACTTTTAGACCTGAAAGTCGTGTCTCTGCATTGTGCAATGACATCGTTCCAATTGTCTCCCTGGAAAAACCAAAAACACAAGATTTCTACCTCCCTAACTGGTAATGCTGGAAGCAACAGTGACGCTAGTCATCGCTGCTATAGCTGGCGGTGCAGCTCTAAATAATAGATTACACAACAGAATTAATAACGTGCATGACCGTATTAGCGGGCTGGATCGCCGTATTGATGCCATTGAATTAGGTGTAGCTACTGATTATGTATCAAAGGCTGACTTATCAATAATGACCAAACGGATGGAAGATCACATGATCCGCATTGAAAACAAATTAGATCAAATTGTATTGAGGAATAGCTAATGCCCACGTATGACAAATCTGCTCCACCTAAAAAGGTACGTAGAGACAAGCCTGAGGATTCAAAAAAGTCCTATACAAATCCGTTTAGAACCCCATTGTCACATAAAAAACTCAAAAGCGAACGCCAAAATTACAACGTATGACTTACAAACTAGTAGATACAATCCGCGGCAAGGTGCTGCAAGAGTTTGACTCTAAAGAAGCTGCAGAAAAAGCATTGAGCCACCAATCAGTTCTAGATAACAGCGTCGTTGAACTGCAAGCAGCTGCCGCACCTAAAAAGAAAGCAGCTAAGAAGGTAAAGGCAGATGCCAAAGCAGCAGAGTAAAGCTACAGAAGCACAATTCAACGAACTCCACAATCTAGTAACTAAAGAGTTCTTAAACC